TGGGAAGAATTCCGACGCCTTACCCCTCTCCCCTGGGAGAAAAGGAGATTGTGAATGGATTATCAGAAAATCCGTGAGGAGAACATCCAGCGCCTGCTCAAGATCCGGGATGGCGAGGATACGCCGCCTGCGGTCCAGATCCAGGCGATCCAGGGGATTCAGAAGATCCTGGCGGAATGCGCACCGGTGGAGGACAACAGGCCGACCGAGGCGGACATCATGAAGAAGATCAGAGGTGCTAAGAAATGAGCGACTACAAAGGCATTGCCTATCTGCAGCGCAAGCTGGAGATAAAGCGCCCGCGTGTGCTGCTGCGTTATGCCTTCTATGAGCAGAAGCAGCGGGCGGATGATTTCGGCATCTCCACACCAAAGGGCCTCGAGTGGTTCCAGGCTGTGAACGGCTGGTGCACGAAGGCGGTCGATGGTCTGGCGGACCGGCTGCAGTTCGACGGATTCGAGAATGACAATTTCATGATGCAGGATATGTTCAACCTGAACAATCCTGACATCATTTTTGACAGCTCAATGTTGAACGCGCTGATCACCAGCTGCGCTTTCTTGTACATCAGCCGGGGCGAAGATGGGAGTCCGCGGATTCAGGTTATCGACGGCGGAAACGCGACCGGAATCATCGATGATTTCACAAACTTGCTGACAGAGGGATATGCCGTTCTCAGCCGGGATGAATTCGACCAGCCAAAGACATACGCATATTTCCAGCGTGGGGAAACGTGGGTGTATGAGGTCGGTCAGCAGGATCCGATCGCGCATGAGAGCACTGGCGCGGATTATGCGGCACTGGTGCCGGTGATTTACAAGCCGGATGCAAAGCGGCCTTTCGGGCATTCCAGGATTAGCCGGTCGTGCATGAGCATCGCGCTGTCGGCGATGCGCACGGTGAAACGGTCGGAGATCGCTGCAGAATTCTACAGTTTTCCGCAGAAGTATGCGACTGGCCTCAGCCAGGACGCCGAGATGATGGACTCCTGGAAGGCAACCATGAGCGCGATGCTGTCCTTTACCCGGGACGATGAAGGCAACTCCCCTACCCTCGGCCAGTTCCAGCAGCAGTCCATGCAGCCGCATGTCGAGCAGCTGAAGGCGTTCGCTTCCATGTTCGCCGGCGAGACCGGCCTGACAATGGATGATCTCGGTTTCAACACACAGAATCCGTCATCCGCTGAAGCGATCAAAGCTTCTCATGAGACCCTCCGCCTGGCCGCCAGTAAAGCGCAGCGGTGCTTTGGTTCGAGTTTCGTGAACGCCGGGTACATCGCGGCTTGTGTTCGTGACGGAACCCCCTACAGGCGGTCAGAGGTGTTCAAGACGCGGGCGGGATGGCTGCCGGTGTTCGAGCCGGACGCGGCGATGCTGTCCTCGATCGGCGACGGCATCATCAAACTGAACCAGGCGCTTCCTGGCTATGTCGACGAAAAGCGGATCCACCGCATGACGGGTATTGAGTAATGGCGCTGACATTTGAAGACGTCAAATGGGAGATTGCCTCCGCCGTGAAAGGCGATTACAGAGCCGGTGTGCTGCTTGGCAATCTGCGTACCAAGGGAGCCGGCTACAAGGAAGCGCACGCTTATGCACTCCGTGTCGGCGAGTTGACTGGGCGGGTTCTAAAGAAGTACCAGCCGGAAGATCTGGCGGAATGGGATCTGGATGACCTGATCCCCGGCACGCTGGGGCTTGATCACAACATGGTTTCCGTGGCGTGCATGGAGGCTCAGAAAAACCTGAATCTTCAGGCCGGAATCGGGATCCTGCCGCAGGAACCGGCGTTCGACGGCAACCGTGCTTTCGGGCTTGTGGAAGCCGTAAAGAAGCGCGGAGAGATCGGTCCTCTGTTTTATGATCAGCTCACGAACTTCAGCCAGAACGTGGTTGATCAGTCAATCCGGGATAATGCCGAAATCCACTCAAACGCCGGCCTCCATCCTAAGATCGTTAGAACGGCGGAGGCACACTGCTGCAAGTATTGTGATGACCTTGCCGGATCTTATGATTATGCGGACGTCAAAACAACAGGTGATCCGGTATGGACTCGACATGATAATTGCCGATGTCTGATTGAGTATATAGCGGAATCCCGCAGAGAGCGGGTGAACAATTACCGAAGGAGATGATGTCCTTTGAAATGTGTAAGAGCTGGGCCGGAGGTGAGTGATGCACCATGAACCGGATCGGAAATCAGATTCCGACCCAGAGCATGGTGCTGCCGTATACCAAGTCACTTGGTGATGAAGCGGTACAGATCTATAACATGTCCGGGAATAGCTGCCAGGAATGGCAGGAGCTGATGCTTTCGGACATCATGGCAGTTAACGACGAAGGGCTGTGGGTTCACACTAAGTTCGGATATTCCGTCCCGCGCCGGAACGGCAAGACGGAGATCCTGACACAGCGTGAGCTGCACGGCCTTTTCAATGGCGAACACATTCTGCACACAGCGCACTTAACAGACACAGCTCACATCGCTTGGGAGCGTCTCTGCAACCGTCTGACGGAGATTGGGATCGAGCCAAAGTCAACATACAAGGCTTACGGTAAGGAACGAATCGAAATGAAGGGCGGAGGGATCGCGGAGTTCCGGACCAGAACAAGCTCCGGCTCTCTGGGTTCCGGATATGACCTGTTGATAATCGATGAGGCGCAGGAATACACCCATGCGCAGCAGACCGCGCTGAATTATGTTGTCAGCTCTTCCAGAAACCCACAAACAATTATGTGCGGAACCCCGCCGACAGCTGTATCATCCGGTGATGTTTTCCGTGAATATCGGGATGCATGTCTCCGCGGAGATACGCCAAACGGCGGCTGGGCTGAATGGTCTGTTGACCACAAGACTGACGTCCGGGACAAGGATGCCTGGTATCTGACGTCTCCGTCATTGGGGACGATCATCACTGAGCGGATTGTCCAGGACGAGATCAACGGCGACGATATCGATTTCAATATCCAGCGCCTCGGCCTTTGGATCCGGTACAATCAGCAGTCAGCAATCAGCGAGCCGCAATGGGATGCATTGAAAGCAGAAACGCTGCCAAATCTTACCGGGCGAGTCTTTGCCGGCGTGAAGTTTGGTAAAAACGGGCAGAATGTATCGCTGAGTGTAGCAATTAAGACGGATGATGATCGGATCTTTGCAGAGGCTATAGATTGCAGAGATCAGCGTGAAGGCAATGACTGGATGATCAATTTCCTGTTGAAGTGCGATCTTCAAGGCGTTTTCATTGACGGTGCTTCCGGGGTCGAAGGTTTTACGAAACAAGCCAAAGACCAAAAGCTGAAAGGCCTGAAGGCAGCTACTACGAAAGACATCATTGCGGCGTCATCCGAGTTTGAGCGGATCGTTGTGGCTGGTGAGCTGGTTCACATGGGCCAGCCTTCTCTGCGGCAGTCCGTTTGCAACTGTCAACATCGTGCTATCGGATCCAGTGGCGGATACGGCTATAAGACTCTTGATGATGATATTGATGTATCTCTGATGGAGTCTTTAACATTAGCGGTTCACGCGTGTGCGTCGGCAAAAGAGCCGAAACAGCAGCGCGTTTTTTATTGAACCAATAAATACGCAACCATGCGGAAAAATGGGGAGGAATTACAATGGCAGACTTTCAGGCAATTACGACTCAGGAAGAGCTGGACGCTATCATAAAGGACCGGCTCAAACGTGACCGCGAATCGCAGACCAAAAAGTTTGAAGGCTGGATCTCTCCGGAAGATCACCAGAAGGCGATCACTGAAGCGAACAAGGCTTTCGATGATTACAAGGCTGCGCATGCGGGTGATGAACAGTTGATTGCAGATCTCACGGCAAAAAACCAGGAATACGAAACGGCCTCGTTAAAGAGCCGGATTGCCCATGAGGTCGGCCTGTCGTATGAGTGGATCGGCAGAATCAGCGGGACGGACGAAAAGTCCATCCGGGCCGATGCCGAAACGCTCAAAAATCTTGTTGGCAGTCAGTCCACGCCGGCGCCTCTGCCTCCGAGATCTACAGAACAAGCGCCGGCAGACGCAAGGACGGCGGCCCTTAAGGGTATGCTGTCCGGACTTATGAATGGAGGTAAATAAATATGGCTTCTATTGCTGCTGGAACCCTGTTCCCGCGGGAACTGGTTACCGAACTCTTTTCCAAGGTCACCGGTCGCAGCTCCGTTGCGAAACTGGCCGGCCAGACTCCCCTGCCCTTTTCCGGCATTGATGTGATGACCTTCTCCCTGGACAACGATGTGTCTATCGTTGGCGAAGGTGATGCAAAGCCTGCTGGTGATGCGACTGTTGGCACCGTGACTATCCGGCCCATCAAGGTTGTCTACCAGAGCCGCGTGAATGACGAATTCATGCACTGCGCTGAAGAGAAGCAACTGCAGTATCTGCAGGCGTTCACCGATGGCTATGCAAAGAAGATTGCCCGTGGCCTGGACATCATGGTCTTCCACGGCCTGGATCCCAAGGCCGGCACGACCTCTTCCATCATTGGCGCGAACTGCCTCGACCGTGCCGCTTCCGTCTCTCTGGAAGCTTATTCCAGCGCCGCCGTTGAAGGTGACATCACTGCTGCGATCGGCGCTCTGGGTGACGGCTATGTCTGCAACGGCATCGCGATGTCTCCTGCGTTTGCGACCGCTCTGTCTCAGATCGAACTGAAGGGAGGCCAGAGGCCCTATGAAGCGTTCATGTGGGGCGGCAATCCCGGCGCGATCCGTGGCATCAATGCTGATGTGAATCCCACCGTCGCTGTCAGTGCTTCCACCGCCACGCTGCTGCCTTACGCCTATCTGGGCGACTGGGATGCTTTCCGCTGGGGCTATGCCATGAATATGCCGCTTGAAGTTATCGAGTACGGCAATCCTGACGGCGGTGCCTACGATCTGAAGCAGGCCAATCAGGTTCTGCTGCGGACTGAAGCTTATGTCGGATGGGGCATCCTGGATCCGAAGGCGTTCGCTCGCATCGCGACTACTGCGTGATGAAATTCATCAATCGTAATAACGGCATTGTGATTGATATGCCGGACGATTGGCACGGGGACTGCTGGGAGCCGGTTGAGGAACCGGCCCCCGCTCCCAAGGCCACGCCGAAAGCAAGCGCGGCGAAAAAGCCGGCAGAAAAGAAGGCCAAGAAATGAGGTGAGCGCATGGACAGGGCCAATTTTGCAACTCTGAGCGATATACAGGACCTGAAGCGTGCGTTGACTGTGTCCGAACAGACGCGGGCGGCTGCCTTGCTCCCTGTTGTCTCAGATACGATCAGAGTCGAAGCGCGAAAATATGGAAAAGATGTTGATGCGCTTGTTGCCGCTGATCCTGCTTTTGCCAACGTCGTGAAGGCTGTTGCTGTTGACGTTGTCATGCGCGAACTGAATACACCAGGCACGCAGATGCCAGCCACCCAGTACGCGGAGAGCGCCGGCAGCGTAAGCCTGTCTTATTCCCTGCCAAACGGATCAGGCCGGATTGCCCTATGGCCGTCTGATCTAAAGTCGCTGGGTCTCCGGCGGCAGCAGATCGGATCGCTTCCACTCTGGAATGGTGGTGGTTAAATGGCGCTTCCGTCATGGGCAAAAGAAACGGTGACGCGGATCCGGCCGACCATCAGGACCCAGCGTGGGTCTGAGATCCCTGACTGGTCGCGAGTGATCACGGCGGAGATCAGCGGATGTTCTGTCCAGCCTGCTGGAACGATGCTTACCCAGGACGGGCGGGTGCAGGGAATCCAGGATGGATTGACCTGCTATCTTCCTCCTGAAGCGGATGTGAAGGCAGGAGACCGGATCTATTACGAAGGAAACACGTACACGATCAACGGCGAACCACGGTTATGGAAAAGTCCGACCGGGCTTGTCAGCAGTTTGCAGCTCAATCTTGAGAGGTGGCGTGGCTGATGGCAAAAAAGATTGAAATCGAATGGAATCACGCAGGGTTTGAACAGATCCTTTGTGCTTCCGGCACGATGACGGCTGTACAGAGCGCGACTGACAAGATCAGAGCTAACGCGAATGGAAACAACCGGCGCGGCGGGCATGGATTCCGTTCAGGAGTCCGGCTCGGCAAAGCGTTCGGAAGTCAACGTGCGCTTGGTTTTGTTTACTCAAGCGACAGGCAGAGCGCCGTCGCTGAATCTGAGGATAAGGCATTAAGCAGGGCGGTGAGTGGATGAGCATAGACATTAAACGGTCAATCGACGTCGAGGACGCGGTCCGTATGGCGTTGGAGGATTATATGACGGTCTATTGCCGTCCGCTTCCTGCCGATTACACTCTGCCGAATATCCTCGTTACGCAGGTCGGCGGCGGTGATACGGATGAGATCGACGCTTTCGAGATTGTCCTTGATTCCCGCGCTGACACCGAGGCCGACGCCCTGGAATATCTGCGGAATGCGATTGGTGTTCTGAAGGCGAAGGCCGGCGGGAGCGATACGGACGTCCGGCATGTGAGCGTTACGTCTTCCGGAAGCTGGGGAGCTGATCCAGCTCGTCCGGATCTCGCGATGTGCTCCGCCAGGATGGTTGTCATCGCGCATCAGGAACAAGCAACGATTTGAATGGAGGTAAACCCATATGAACAACATCATTAGTGTTGCTGTCGGCAATGAAAACGCCAGCGGCATGTTTTTCCATGCTCCCTATGATGCGGCGGATCCGGAAACCATGCCGGCCACCGGTGCGGAGGTTCTGGCTCTGATCAGCTCCACCGGAAGCGCCTGGAAGATCGCCGGCGCGATCAGCGAGGACGGACCCAGCTGGACGCCTTTCGGCTCCACCGAGGGCATCCGCATGTGGGATCTGAGTATCGCCCGCACGGTCGAAACCGAGAAGGGCACCATGACGGTCCCCGTAATTAGCACCGACGCGGAGAGCATGAAGACCGTTTTCGGCACTGCTGCCGTTACGGCCACCGGGACCGGTTTTACCGTGGACGCGTCTGACGGTCCGAAGAACGCTGAAGAGAGCTTCGTGCTGTATGGCAAGGACGGCGGAGACGATCTGATCTGGACGTGCCAGCACGGCATTGTCACGGATATCGCTGAAGTCGGCCTGACGCCCACGGGCGCTCTGATCTGGAACATCACGATCACCGGCGGTTGGAAGTTCACCAAGGACACGCCCGCCTAATGCGGGTAGAAAAGAGGAGTGGAAATGGTTAAGAAAGTAAAGCTCGGCGGTCATAATACGACTAACGTTTTGGCAGTCGAAATCGAAGGCAAAACCTACAATGTCCCCCTGGCGGGTTCCATGAAGCGTAAAGACCTGCTTGCCCTTAAATCTGAGGATGACGTCTTCAAGATGTTCGCGACCTACATTCCAGCGGAGATCCTGGACGAAATGACCATGGATGAATATCGGCAGCTGGGCGATGCATGGGCGTCCGCGAATGACGATGCCAACAATGCCAGCCTGGGGGAATCGTAAGCCTCGCTGAGTTTGTCGAGGCACATAAGACTGCTGTTGAGCATGACTTGCTTACTCAAACAGGCTACACGCTGGAAGACGTCGGGCGCTCCCTTCCCTGGGGGGCGCTCGGCTCTTTTTTGCATAGCGCGAGACCAGACTCCGCCCTGGTTGCGGAGATGAATCCGGATATAGCTGAATGGTCTACTGTTTTCAAAACAAACGCGATCCTTGCCGATCTCTACGACGCTGTTGCATGGCTTACAGCTATTGTTGCGGCGAAGGGAACCAGGAAGCGGCCTAAAAAGCCGGATCAATACCCGCGGTCATGGCGGAAGAAGAAACATGCCTTCAAGAAAATCATGAAGATAAAAGACTGGATGAAGCTGATGGGAGGTGAATCGGATGGCGGGCGGAATTGAAGTTGCACGGGCTGTCGTTACGATTGTTCCGTCTCTGTCCGGATCGCAGCAGAAGATAACCAGCGAGCTGACAAAAGCGAGCGAGCCGGCAGGCGAAAGCGCGGGCAAATCTGCCGGTGCAAAGTTTTCGTCTGGTCTTGGTTCTGCATTAAAGACCGTTGGAGCGGTTGCGGCTACAGCATTCGCAGCGGTCGGAGCTGCTGTTCTCGGTGCCGCAAAACAGGCTGTGCAGTCATATGCAGAATATGAGCAGCTCGCCGGCGGCATCGAAACGCTGTTTAAGGGATCTTCTGATCAGGTCATGAAGTTTGCAAAGGACGCCTACACAACGGTCGGCGTATCAGCAAACGAGTACATGGAAACTGTCACGAGCTTTTCGGCTGGCCTGATTAAATCAATGGGTGGCGATACAGAAAAAGCCGCCCAGGTCGCTGATATGGCTATGCGTGACATGGCTGATAATGCCAATAAGATGGGCACCGACATGGGATCCATCCAGAACGCTTATCAAGGTTTCGCAAAGCAGAATTACACCATGCTCGACAACCTGAAGCTGGGCTATGGCGGAACCAAAACTGAAATGGAGCGTCTCCTGAAGGACGCTCAAAAGTTCTCAAGAGTAAAGTACGATATCAACAATCTGAACGACGTATATTCCGCGATCCACGTCATTCAGACAGAAATGGGGATCACTGGCACAACCGCTCAGGAAGCAATGACCACGATCTCCGGGTCTGCGAGCGCGACAAAGGCAGCGTGGCAGAATGTTCTTACAACCATCGCCGGTGGCGGTGAAGGGTTGGAGCAGGCTGTCGATGCTCTGATGTCGACCGTGTTCGGAGGAGAAAACGGCGGAGGTTTGCTGAATAACCTTATCCCGGTTATTGAGAGAACCATAAACGGCATCGGCACTTTTATTTCGACCTCCGCCCCTCTGATCCTGCCGAAGATAACGAGCCTGGTTTCAAGCCTTTTACCGGGCCTCATTGCCGCGACATCATCCGTTTTGAGCGCAATCACTCAGCAGCTGCCGACACTTGTCGTATCTATTTCGCAGTTGATCCCGCAGATTATTACTAGCCTGTCGGCGCTGATTCCTCAGTTAGCGTCATCCGGCCTAGAGATCATAAAGACAATTATCCAGGGCATATTAACCAATCTACCTCTTCTGCTGTCATCCGCAGCAGATATCATAATGCAGCTTGCTGCGGGGATAGTGAGTAATGCTCCGGAGCTGATTACAAGCGCTGCGGGCGCTATAGGAAGTTTCATATCGGGAATTATTAAAGAGCTGCCCAAACTGCTAACTACTGGCGGGGATATAATCGGAAAACTGCTCGAAGGCATAAACGCTTCGCTACCGAATGTCATTAGCGCGTTTTCGAACGCTATGACAAATATCGTTTCGGCGATTTCGGATGCATTCCCGAAAATTAGCTCCGGAATAGCTCAGATTGTTACAGCTTGCAAGCCTATAGTGGATACGGTTGCAGCGAATTTCACCAAGGTCGCCACTGTTGTGGCTAAGGCTATAACCGATATGGTTAAAGCTTTGGCTCCATATACGCCCGCCATCACAAAGATGGTAGAGACAGTTTCCACAAACCTCCCGAAGATCATAGACAGTTTTACAGGGCTTGCGACATCCATCGGAAACACGATCGTCAAGATCGTGGAAGCTATCGCGCCTTACATTCCGGCCATAACTGAGATGCTGACTAAGACGGTGGAGAACCTCCCCGCCATTGTGGACAGCTTCTCAGGGCTGTTGTCCCAGGTTTCACCCGTCATCAATTCGATTTCAGATCTGATTAAAACCATTGGTCAGGCTATTGTTGATATAGTCAATTCTGTTGGTTCTAACCTGTCTCTGATTGTTGACGCATTCTCCGGGTTTAATACCTCGCTGGCAGTCCCGATCAAGGCTGTTGGCGATGCTATCAGCGGCATGATTAACGCCATCAGCGATGGCATTGTGGCGGTTAATAATAGCATCTCCGGAGTGCTGGATAAGCTTGCCGGTGTATTTGATTCCATTGGTCGGGCCGCATTAAACGCCGGTCAAGGTTTCAAAACGATTGCTGATGCTTGCGTTGACCTTGCCAATAACACCTCCGTGATTGACTTGGCAGCTACGCTGGGCGCTGTGGCCACGGGTATTAAAAACATAAATCATGAGGCCAAGTGGGCTTATGATAACAAAATCGGCGAAGCAGTCGCGCAAGTTGGCGCTGGCCTAAAGACGCTGGTCGACTATTCAACGGGCATTGATGGCGTATCAACGGCCATGGACACGCTGGCGGAGTCCGTCAAAAAGATCAACAATGAGACCAAGGGCGGAACGGCAAGCCGGAACATCAGTGATTTCGGAAAAGCCATCGGCGACATGGTCAAGTCGGCTGGGACTGATTTCGGTACGCTTGGAACAAGTATTGATGGATGCCTGACCAAAATACAGAACCTCTGCACAGAGGGCATCGCTTCGCTCGGTCAGCTGGCAAGCGAGATCAAAACGTCTCTGGCCGGTGACTCTTCTGAGTTCAATTACAATTTTTCATCCATGGAGTCTCAGACCGGGACGGCGATGAATAAGATTGACCGATCTGTGTCTTCCGGTATGAATACCGCTCAGAACTCTATATCGCGATCTTTCAGCAATATGAGAAGCTCTGTGTCTTCTGGGATGTCCGCATCCGCCAGCGCGGTGTCCGGCGGTATGAGCCAAATAAATAATGTCTTTAACCGGACGAGATTTAATCTCGGTTCACATATCGCGATTCCGCATTTCGGGATGAGGGGCAAATTCAATGCAGAGAGCGGCGAGGTTCCTTATGTCACCGTCAGATGGTATGACAAAGGCGGCGTGTTCACGCAGCCTGCAATCATTGGTGTCGGTGAAAAACGGCCCGAGTTTGTTGGAGCACTGGATGATCTGCGGGA